TTAATACCTGGTTGGTCTGATACTTTAGTTGGGTCTTCAATGAAAACTCTGTCTTCAGCTAAAGCGTCAACCTCATACCATTTATTTGAAGGGCTTAAAAATTCTGCCGTTGTTGGTACATTTGTATATTCGGTACCACTTTTTAATAATACACTAGTAATACCTAATACGTTTTTCTCAGGTAAGAATAACTCAAAGAATGGCTTAACGTCATTTGGAGTAATAACTCTTTTAAAAACTTTTGTAATACCATTAACAACCAATTCTCTTTTAGTAATTGTGTAGTTAATTAAAACATTATTAGCGTTAAAGTTTGGTATTTTTAACCTATTTGGAAAACCTTGAGCGTTGTATGGTGATGTAAAATCAACATCATATATATTTTCAAATATGATTCCAGCCCCTGAAACTTGAGACCCTCTTGCAAGAATTCCTAAGTATCTCTCATCTTCTTTATCCCCAAACGCAGGAACAGTTATTGAGAAATCAACTAAAGACACCGAAGGTCTTTGACCAGGAATTTTTAATCCATAGGTTCTAGCTATATTATAGATAGATGACCTTTGTTGTGCATATTGAAGAACAGTTTCCTGAATACTTCTATCAATATGATAATGTAGGTTATCTGCAACCGCAGCATTCAAATCAATAAACACGGAGAATACTGAGGCATCATTAAAGTCCTGAATTAATTCAGGATAGTATGTTTTACAATAATTGAGTAACTCAGTTCTTATTCCCTGATAATCTCTGGTTGTATATGAAATTTTACGATTTGCCATCTATATTAAATATTAATTATAACAAAATCACTTTGAGCAAAAGTTGTTCTGTTGTTAGAATAGTCTATTCTAATTTTAGCGGTATATTCTGATGTCCCTTTACCAGGAAGTCTATATATTGGTGATTCACTTGTTCCTACCGTGTTTTCTCCTAACATAGTGTCAACTTCTTCCATTGGGTCTGCTGGGGTAATTGTTATTTGATTCAATAATAAATTTGGCATATAAGCTTGAACGGCATCTCTTATGTCTGACTGAATGGCGTCAAAAGTTAATCCGTCAAAAGGTTCAAATAAAAACTCATACAATCTTGTTCCAAAATCAGGTAAAAAATATCTACTACCTTTTCTAGTTAATAAAAGATGTATTAAGTCCGCCTTGATTTCTTGAGACTCTAATTGAGTAAGTTCTAAGTAGTCACCCCTTCTAGAATTTCTAAAAGGGAAATTAAGACCATATGTAATTCCATCTGCCATATACCATAAATATACTTGGATTATTTTTTTACTAAAGAAGTATTACCTTTTTGATACTTTGGTTCATAAGGGCAATTTAAACATCCTTTACCACAACAAAAACCTCTATTAGTGTGGTATGATTCTGTAAAAACAATTAATCCTTTATCATTATAGTAAAAATCAGAAGGGAGAAGTTTTTTAGGCTTCTCCCTTCCGTTATTTTGTTCGTTCATATTATACGAATTTTACTTCACAAGCCCCTCCAGCACAAGCCACTTCACCACTCAAGTCTGTATCATCATTTAATTCAACAATTTTAGATAAATCAACATCATGTAATGTTTTCATAAGCTCTTCGTACTTTTCTTTAGTACAATCTTCAAACGGTGCTTGGATATAACTTCCTCCGTCGTATGGTAGAACTGATAATCCATTGTATGCATCTTTGTTCTCCCACATCCACTCACCAACCGCAGGCCATTCGTGTTCACGAACTGAAATGGTTGCAGATACATTGTGAGCATTTGAACCACTTCTGTGACCTGGTTTAATCCATTCTTGTTGAACTTTCTTCACTCTCTCCAATAATTGGATTGGTGATTCATTTCTTAAGATTGAACCTTCAGGTGATTTTTGTGGTATTCCAATAACCGCTGTGTCGTGTGGTCTGAAGTATTCATCTTCCACCAACTCAGGGTGATTTTCTTTTAAATGAGAATAGATTGCTTCGTTTTTACCAACTCTTACTCTTCTAATATAATAGTCGTTGTGCCATGCGTGGATACCACTTGATGTACCTAATGTTAAAGAAGTTGTTCCCGCAGGTTTAACTGTTGTTGTTCTTGCTGCTGGGTTAATACCAAGTAAGTCAGCAACTCTTTTGTTTTCGTCTTTTACAACTTTAGCCGCCGCTTTCATGTTTAATCCAAGAACCGCACCTGAACCAATACCTGTCATTGAAATTCCAATTAAAGCGTCTTTTTCAGTTGTTCTTTGCCATATAGGTCTTAAGTAGTGGAAATCAGTATATCCCGCCTGTAGTGTTCCGATGAACGTAGCCGCTCTAACTCTATCTTCATAATCTTCTTGAGATACAACGTTTGATACGTTAACCTCTGTAAGGTTACAGAATTGGAATGGTCTAAGAGCAATTTCACAACAAGGGTTTGTTCCCCAATCTTTATCGTTACTCAAGTAGATACCAGGTTCTCCTGCTCCACTTGCCTCAATTCTTTTCCACAAGTCCATAAAGTAATCTTTATCAATCTTGTGTCTCATCAATACTGCAGAGTTATTAGCTCTACCTCTTTGTGGATTTGTTTCCCACCATGCACCACTCTTACATCCAATCATCTCATCGTCTGTTGCTGAGAATAATGAAATAAGTGCCGCTCTTCTAATACCACCAGCAAGTACTGCATCAGCGATATGACAAACCATATCATGAACTTCAATAGCCTTTAACTTCTCACCATCTTGTTTTGAATCTAAGATTCCTTCAAGTTTGATAAGACATTCTTTAAGTGGTTGTGGGCCAGGTGCTTTACCGCCAGATGTAACTAATCTCGCACCTTTAGGTCTAATGTCACTGAAATCAAATTGGATGTGTGAACCACCAAAGAAGTATGATTTAACCAACACTTTAACAGCGTCAGCCCATCCTTCAATTGAGTCAGCCACTAACCATCTTCTACCTCTTTCTTTGTTTGGTTTTCTGATTTCAGGTAATGCATCTACGTGATGTTTTTGTACTGAGTATCCAACTCCTGTTCCACCCAAAAGTAAGAACATGATTTCTGAGAACACTCTCCAATCATCGATTGGTGCAAAGGCACAGTTGTAAATTCTATTTGGTGAAATTTCAATAGGTTTTCCTGCAAACTGCATCGACCTCATTGATGGTAGTACTTGTTTTCTGAAAACATACATGTAGTTTTCGCGAATCTCTTTTTCTAGTTTAGGGTACTGCTTGATATGCATCTCCATGTTTCTAGTAACAAGTTCCTGCCATGTTTCTCTTCTTTTTAGTTCTGGGATATACTTGGCGTACTTCATGTACACGGTAATGTCCGATAAAATTCTGTTTGAAATGTCCATTTGTTTAAATTTAAGTAATTGTTTTTTTTATCAAAAAATCAACGATTTTTATGATAAATATGCGGTTGTCTACTTAACGACCACAATTTTTTATAAAAAAAAATAAGTTTTTTTTGAAAAAAGTAGATATTTAATTAGGTGTTATTTTGAGCTTTTGTTGAGGCTTCTTTTGCCTTTCTTTTCTCCATAAGTTCTTTAACCCTATCTCTCTTCCTTTCTTCTTGTTGTTCCTCGAAACCTAAGAATGTCACCGAGCTTTCAGTGTCGATTTCAAGTAATTCGTTGTTGAATTTGCAGTTTTCAAATACGACCCCGTCTTTACCAAGACGTGATTTAGTAATGGCTATTGTCGCAAGATTCATTTCTTTTTGTTGGAGTGTTTTTGCTACCGTGATAATAACGTGTCCTACTTGTGCCTTTTTGATTGAACCTCCCATTTGGTCTGTAGTTACAACTTCTGAAGATATAGAACTTCTATTTCCTTGAGTTGCGGTCCATCCTACCAAATTTAGTTCGTGACACATTGCTTCAAAACCTCTCATTACTGAACCCTCAGCCTTCCACTCATCCTTTGCAGATGTCTCAGGTAATACACAATCGATGTAATCTAACATAATCATGTCAATTTTTGTTCCGTCAGCAATGATTTTTCTAACTTGACTCTTTAATTGATTCATAGTCATAGTATCAGATGCCAACTTCTTCAAAATTAACTTGTTTTTCATAGTTTCTTGGATGTCAGTTATTTTACCAATAACCTCATCTCTATGATTAGCTAATTCATCAGGTGCAATGCCCGTCCAAATGGTGAAGTGTTTTCTTTGGACAATCTTTGGGTTGTCTTCAAAAAATACTTGGAGAACATTGTATCCCATATTAAATGCGGTGTTTGCTATCTTGGTTAATATAGTTGTTTTACCAACCCCTGTTGGAGCTAAAATAACACCTATCTCTCCTTTTGCTAACCCACCTTTTAATAATCTGTCAATACCTGGTATTCCCATTGGAATTGGGTGTCTATAATCCTCGTCCAATACGGTTTCCAATTCTGAAAAGATATCTGTTTGTCCTTTTTCAATTTCACCTACTTGTAAAGCCTCTCTCACTAATCCTTCAACTTTATCGTAGGATTCAAAATCACCTTGTGTGATAATTTTTTGTGCTTTGTCCATAGCCTTTTGAAGTTCCTGTTGTTTACAGAACTTTAAAGCCTTTTCTTGGACAAATTGAGTTCCTTCAAATGGAGCCTCTTTAACTTGCTTCAATGTGTCTAACACAATTTTAGCAACCATTTCTTGAGTGACCTCGGATTTAATAATTTGTTCAAGGGTTTCGAAGTTAGGCGTAGACTCATACTTAACATAGTATTCCTTAATCATTTGTAAGATGATTTTGAAGTACTTGTTGTCGAAATAAGATGCTTCGATAACGTCGATAATAGACGATGAAAAATCTTTGTCTACTACAATCTGGTTAAGTAATTGAATCTGAAAAGTGTTCCCTAAATAATCGAAATTTTTGTTCATAATTTGTTATAATGTATCCCCTGTATTATTAAATAGTTACTTACTAAGGTCAAATTCCAAATATTTGTAAGTTAATTTCTGAGTTGAAAAAATGTCAGTCAACTCTCTTAGAATCTCTTTTAAAAATGGTCGTACGTCAACCGTATAACGAACTTTTGGTGGGAAAAATTTTCCATCAAAAACTCTGTGACAAATTGTCGTGTCCGCAACCTTAATAAAAAGGTTAAAAACTTCAGGTCCTTCGGTATACGAAGTGTTCATAATTGACGGGTCGTGAGTAATGGCATCTCTGTTGTCCATCATGTAAATAACCGTTTTCATTTTCAGGTGATACTGAAGTTGGTCTTTAATTTGACTAACGGTTTCGTACAACTCTACAGAGTTTTTTGCCTTTTGGTTGAACCCTCTCACATTGAAAAATCTTTGGACCACGATATTATCGTTAAGGGTCAAAAGGAATTCCATCTTTGTGCTGTCTTGCTCTTTCATGTTTGTTTAATTTTTGTTTGTGTTTCGTTTTTTATATTTTGAATATATTGTCATTTTTTTTTGTTATTCCTAAATCTTCATCTTTATAAAACACAACTGTGTGTTTGTTTTTTACTTCTTCGTTTGTAAAATAATAAAGAGCCAATGAGTATCTAGAAACATTATCGGGAGTGTTCAATGGGATTGGATGTCCATGAGGGGCATCTTCAATTGAAAAAATAACCACTCGATTAAAAATTGGTTCAACTTCTAATTTTTTAACCCAACTTTCTTTATCCCAAAACTCTAATTTTCCTTCCCACTCTGATTTCCAATTTTCATTTAAATAAAGTAGTACGTTAAGATTTCTCTTCCATTTTTGACCAGGATGTTCATTATAATCAATGTGAACTGAAAGTTTTCCTCCTCTGTTTATTTTATGAATTCCACCACCAAGCATTAGAGGGTCTCTATATAGTTTTTTAAATCCTGTTAGATTTTCCAAAAAATTTATAAATGGCTCCGAATTCATATAATCGGTAATCATATTTGTTATTGGAAGTTTTTTTGCAAAATCTTCCATATCTGTATTTTCGTTCGGGTAATAGAATTTGTTTTTTTGAAATTCTTCTACCCAACCCATTTGATTAGAATACCATTCATTGTGTTTTTTTATCTCATTGATACAAGATTTTAATAGATTTTCAGGGAGAAAGTTGTCTATCACGATATATGGAAAAGGATTTGCGGTTTGGTATTGAACTTTCAATTTGTCCGACAAAGTATAATCTATCATGTCTTTCGTTTTTCTTTTCTTGTTAATTTCATAAATGGTTTGAGGAAGTTGACCCAAGCTTCGTCGTTCTTGGGAAGGTATTTGAAGAGACCGTCCTCCATCATCATTCTCATCAAATTCTTGTAACCTCTATCGGTAGGGTCAATTGTATCGGTGTGGATTTGTATAACCAACTCAACTCCTTCTTCGGTGATGAGTGGTGTATGAAGGTCTACAATCTTCTTATTTGTGTTGTAGAAGTCTTCACCAAGTATACCGCTTTTTGTCTTACCAGTCAAAATATTCTCAAGGGCTTTTGGTTTTTTCTTTTGCTCATTATTTTGTGCAATATAAAGCAATTCCTCCATAGTGCATGGTTTTTTCTGCAAATCAGGAAAGAACTTTAATAAAGTCTTTTCCCCCAATCCTTCAATACCTTCGATATTGTCAGATTTGTCTCCTGTGAAAATTTTGGTTACTAAAACATTGTAATGTGGTATGTCTACCCTATTGATTGTAATCATGTCCCCATCCTTATAGTATTGTTTAGATACAGGGGAATAGATTGTGATGTTTTCCGATATAAGTTGTGTAAGGTCTTTATCACCCGAGAAGATGATAATTTTTTCATCGGTTGCGATTTTACAATAATAAGCAATTAAGTCATCCGCTTCGTTGTTATTCATTTCAACTTGGCGTACGAATATCTCCTCAAGGTATTGTTTAACTCGAGCCTTTTGTTGAAGATATGATTCGTACTTGTACTCATTCATATCCTGTCTTCTATTCGCCTTGTATAATGGGTATAATGACTTTCTCTTTGATGAGTTTGAATCCCCATCCCAAAACACTACCACCTTATCGTGATTGTGCTCTTCGAGAAACTTTCTTAAGATGTTTATGAAGTGATATATCCCACCCAAGTGGTCACCACCTGCATACATCTCTTTTACCCCGTGAAATCCAATTTTAAACAGATTATCTCCGTCTACTAATAATGTCTTAATCACAATCTGTGATTTAAATGTGAAACAATATACTAATCTTCTTTTTCTTCTTTCAAAGTGAACTCACCATCAGAACCGATAATATCTTTCCAATAGTCAGCGTATTCTTTTTTGTAGGCCTCAATAGAGACCTTTTCTTCTGCCGCTTCTTTACCCGCCAAGAATCCGTGTGGTGTCACAATTATCTTACCATCCTCATAACCCAAACCATTAATGTGGTTTTTCATTACAGAGATTTTAGTTCTAATTGCAAACTTAATGCTTCTTTTGTCTTTTGTTGCCGTAATCTTATTAGTTCCCGCTCCTTTTTGGTTACCAAATAAAAACACCAAAGATGAGTTTAACCAAATCGCCTCACCACCCTTAGCCTTAATTTTTGGTTGACCAAACGGATTGTCTGGTAGTTCAACCCAAGGTTGGTTAACAATTACCAAAGTGTTTTCGTATTTTGAATCAGCTTTACGTGAAC